AAGGTAATTAGAAATATGAGCGATATTGCTGTTGAGGAAACCAAACGCAGAGTTGGCGAGTTAGCGCAAAAAGAATTAAATGAAATTCGCAGAGTTGCTTCATCTAGAGGCAAGGTTGCCGATCGAGTTGCTCAAGGCGGTAAAGTTAAAAAATCCTCATTGCTTGGTGAGATCTCATTTGGATTTGCTTCACAAAGATTCTCAGGCGGTGCAACAACTCAATTCAATACTCGCAATGATGCTAAAGGTAATCGTAAAGGTATTGGAGCAGCATCAGAATTTGGTTCAGGTAAATATCCACAATTCCCAAGATGGTCAGGGCCGATGCCTAAAGGGCCGGGTTCAAGAGGTTGGTTTATCTATCCAACCATCAGACATTTGCAACCTACAATCATTAAAGAATTTGAAGAAATTATTTTAGATATAAAGAAGGAATTCTCTGATGGCAAGTAATAGCAGAACATTAACCCTTGCCTTAGCAGCTGATATTGATGGCTTAAAAAAAGGTTTAGATGATGCCAATAAAGTAGTCAATAAATCTGCCGATGAGATTTCCGATTTTGGCAAGAAAGCAGCATTGGCTTTTGCAGCCGTTGGTGCAGCAGCCACAGCGTTTGCAGTTTCAGCTGTAAAGGCAGCAGCCGAGGATGAAAAGGCTCGCAAGTCTTTAGAACAAACAATCAGAGCAAACACAAGTGCAACCAATGAACAAATTGCAGCAATTGATACTTACATCACAAAACAATCTATTGCTACCGCAACAACTGATGATGTTTTAAGACCGGCTTTTGCTAGATTAATTCGATCAACAAATGATGTTGCTAAAGCGCAAGATCTATTATCTTTATCTCAAGAGATTGCAACTGCAACTGGCAAGCCACTTGAAGTTATTACAAATGCTTTAGGCAAGAGTTTTGACGGACAAAATACAGCTCTTGGCAAACTTGGTTTAGGTATTGATGCCACTACTCTTAAGACCAAATCTCATGAGGAAATCATGCAGATTCTTAAAGGAACTTATAAAGGCTTTATTGAAAATGAGGCGACCAACGCAGAATTTAAGATGAGGCAATTAGAGATTGCTTTTTCTGAAACTAAAGAACAAATTGGAAATGCTTTACTTCCAATTATGAAGCAATTTGCTGACTATTTGCTTGCAGTAGTTGTGCCAAATGTTCAGGCATTAGCTGCTGGTTTAACTGGTCAAAAAGGCGTTAATACAGGAATTACAGATGCAACTCGTGGTGCTTATGAATTTGGACAACAATTAAAAACTACAATTGGTTTCCTGATAAGCATTAAAGAGGAATTATTAATTTTGGCTGGCATTCTTGCAACTGTTTTTGTAGTCAATAAAATTGCCGCTTTTGTTGCAGCTATTGGAACAATTGTTGTTGCCATGAACACTTTAAGAAATGCCGCTGCTGCTGCTGGAGTTGCTACTGCTTTTGCAACTGGTGGCGCATCGGTGGCAACTGCTGCTGCTGCTTTAGCTGCCGGTGCTGCTACTTATGGATTAACTCAAATTGCTCCAAGCGGAAACATTCCTCAGCCATCAACTTTTACCGGAACTCCATTTGGGCAAGCAGGTGGAAACACAATTAACATTTCAGTTCAAGCCGTAGATAGCGAAGGTGCTGCAAGAGCCGTTGCAAAGGTATTAAATGACAGCGCATCTCGATCAATTCCACAGCTTTATAACTCAGGCATCAAGGGCGGATAATGACTGTATTTACTCCGCAATATAAATTAACAGTTAATGGGGTTGAATACACAAATGTAGCAATTTCAGATATTGCCCATCAGGCTGGTCGTGAGGATATTTATTCTCAACCTAATCCATCTTATTTGCAAATTGAATTGGTTGCATTGAACAATGAAAATTATAATCTCCAAGTTAATGACGGATTAACCCTACAAGTCAAAGACAGCACAAACACCTATCGGACTTTATTTGGTGGCAACATCACAGACATTAAAACTGAGGTTGCAACTGCCAGCAGTATTACTGAAACCTTTACTTATACTGTCCTTGCATTAGGTTCATTGGCTAAACTGCCAAAAGTAATTTATGACGGAACATTGGCTCAAGATGATGACGGCGATCAGATTTGGGAATTGCTTTCAGAGATATTCTTAAACAATTGGAATGAAGTGCCAGCAGCTGAAACTTGGGCTGGTTATGATGCAACAACTACTTGGGCTAATGCTGAAAATGTAGGGCTTGGCGAAATTGATCGCCCTGGTGTTTATAAACTTGAAAACCGAACCGCTGATCCTGACACCACTTACAACATTGCAAGCCTTATTGCTAACAGCGCACTTGGTGTTTTGTATGAGGACAATGAGGGGCGCATCTCCTATGCTGACACAACCCATCGACAGAATTACCTTGCCAATAATGGATACACAGAGATTTCAGCAAACACCGCCATTGGAGCAGGATTAAAGGTTTTGACTAGAGGTGCAGATGTCCGCAATGAGATTTTCATTAATTACGGCAACAACTATGGATCACAGAAAAGCGCAATTGATCTAACTAGCATTGCAACTTTTGGTTATCGAGGTGAAACCTTAAACACAGTCCTCCATGATGCCGCTGATGCTCAAGCTGTGGCAAACCGCTTTATCTCACTTAGATCCTATCCAAGAGCATTATTTGACAGCATTACATTCCCATTAACTAACTCAGCCATTGATGATGCTGACAGAGATGCCTTGCTTCAAATCTTTGTGGGTCAGCCAATGCGTATAACAGACTTGCCTGTTCAGATAGCCCCAACTTCACAGTTCGAGGGTTATGTTGAAGGTTGGCGTTGGAGCACTAGGTTCAACGAATTATTCTTAACCATAAATCTAAGCCCGATTGAATTCTCACAAGTTGCACTTGAGTGGGATCAAGTGTCGGGGTCAGAGGCATGGAACACTTTATCCGCTATACTAACATGGGAAAATGCGATTGGAGCAGTAGCATAATATGGCAACAACTACGAATTATGGATGGACAACGCCAAACGATACTGATTTGGTTAAGGATGGCGCAGCTGCTATTCGCACGCTTGGTTCATCTGTTGATACAACAACAAAAGCCTTAAATCCATCAACAACTCTTGGCGATATTGAATATCGTTCAGCAACAGCAAATACCAACACAAGACTTGGAATTGGATCAACTGGACAAGTTTTAACAGTTGCGGGCGGAGTACCAACTTGGGCAACTTCTGATGATGCCAATGCAATTCAAAATGCTTTATTAACTACTACAGGCGACACAATTTATGCAAGCGGTGCAAGTACACCTGCTAGATTAGGAATTGGTAGCACGGGTCAAGTTTTAACTGTTTCTGGTGGCGTGCCATCTTGGGCTACCCCTGCAGGCGGTGCAAGTTTTGTTGGTGCTTCAGTTTATAAAACTGCAACCCAAAGCATTGCAAATTCAACAGATGTTGCTTTGACATTTCCTAATGAAAATTTTGATACCGATTCAATACATGATAACTCAACAAATAATAGTCGCTTGACAATTCCGACTGGCAAAGGTGGTAAATGGTTATTTACAGCCACAATTCAATTCGTAAGCAACACAACTGGTTATAGACAACTTGCCATTTGGAAAAATGGAGCAGCAACCTCTGCTGTTGCTACTGTTATGGCTCCGGGTTCTACTTCCTTTTATCCTGGTATGTCAATTAGTTTTATTGCAAACGCTGTGGCAACAGATTATTTTGAAGTTTATGCCACACAAACTTCGGGCGGTAGTCTAAATGTTTATGCAGATGCCACATATATCAATTCAACAATTTTCCAATGCGTATATTTAGGAGCCTAAAATGATTAAATTTAACAGACCTGTAAATCTAAACGGAACAGAATTGTTAGCAGAATTAAACGCTGCTGGAGTTTCAATTGAGCAATTACCTATGGTTGATGGAAATGATGATCTATGGCTTGAAATTGCTAACAAAGATAAAACTAAAGTCCAAACTGTAGTTGATGCTCACGATGGAACAATTCTTGCACCTGAACCGACTATTGCTGACAGACTTGCAAATGCTGGATTAAATTTAGATGAACTGAGAACAGCACTAGGGTTGTAATGAAACCTTGGTTATCTAAATCAGCTGTTCAATTACGGGAACAAATAGATGATTGTTTCCCAGAGCGTTTGCGTAAATCTGATGGGTGGATTGGTGATGCTAGACATAGCACACGAAAG